GAAATTAATTGAACTCGCTGTTACAATGGCTTTTGATGCTAAAGTAAATTTTATCGACATTCACTATCAAGTGAGAATGTGGGACACTATAATTTACAATTACCTCAAGAAACAGAACATTGTCATACCACCAAAGAAAAGAACATCAAAGTCGCAAAAGTATGCAGGGGCGTATGTCAAGGAACCAAAGCCAGGAAAGTATGACTGGGTGGTTTCGTTTGACCTTAATAGTCTGTATCCTCATCTCATCATGCAATATAATATTTCCCCTGAGACGCTCAAGGATGACAAACACCCAACAGCTACAGTTGATAGAATACTTAAAGAAGAAATAGACTTCCAACTTCATAAGGACAGTGCTGTTTGTGCCAATGGTGCAATGTATCGCACTGACATCCGTGGTTTCTTACCAGAGATTATGGAGAAGATATACACAGAAAGAACTGTGTATAAGAAAAAGATGCTTACTGCAAAACAAAAGTATGAGGATACAAAAGATCCTAAACTTGTTAAAGATATTGCAACATTTAACAACATCCAGATGGCTCGTAAGATCCAACTGAACTCTGCTTATGGTGCGATTGGTAACGAATACTTTCGTTATTACAAACTTGAAAATGCAGAAGCGATTACTTTGTCTGGTCAGGTTTCAATTCGTTGGATTGAAGATCGGATGAATAATTATCTAAACAAAATACTCAAAACAAAGGATGAAGATTATGTTATTGCTGTTGATACCGATTCTATCTATTTGCATCTGGGCCCTCTGGTCGAGGTTATATACAAAGAACGAGAGAAGACTACTGAGGGTGTTGTTGGGTTCCTTAACAAGATCTGTGAGATGGAATTTGAAAAGTATATTTCTAGTTCTTACGAAGCGTTGGCCAATTACGTCAACGCTTACGAGCAGAAGATGTTTATGAAACGTGAGAACATTGCTGATCGTGGAATTTGGACTGCTAAGAAAAGATATATCTTGAATGTCTGGGATAGTGAAGGTGTCCGTTATGCGGAACCTAAACTCAAGATGATGGGTATTGAAGCTGTCAAGTCATCAACGCCTGCACCTTGTCGCACCATGATTAAGGATGTTCTTAAACTTATCATGACTAAAACTGAAGATGATGTTATTGACTTCATCGAAAACTGTCGAACAAAGTTTAGGTCATTACCACCAGAGGAGATATCATTTCCAAGAACTGTGAGTAATGTCAAGAAGTATAAAAGTGTCAACGCAATCTATGAAAAGGGAACACCGATTCATGCCCGTGGCGCCCTTCTTTTCAATCATTATGTCAAGAAGAATAAACTTACACAAAAATATTCTTTGATTAATAATGGTGAGAAGATTAAATTTTGTTATCTTAAAAGACCAAATCCAATCCAAGAGAATGTAATATCATTCATTCAACAATTCCCAGAGGAACTTAACCTTGACAAATACATAGATTATGATCTACAATTTGAGAAGTCGTTCCTTGAACCTCTCAAGATTATTCTTGACTCGATTGGATGGCAGGCTGAGAGAACTGTAAACCTTGAATCATTTTTTGCATAATGGACTTACCTATTGATGATAAAGAACTAGACATGATTGTTTGGATGCTTGAACATGTATCTGGCGATGGTGCTGAAGAACTTCACGAAAAGTTGAAGTTAGTAAAAGAAGTTAGAGATAAGAACCCTGGCGGGCCTTATAAAAAAATACTTCGTGAAAAACATGGGATGGTAATTTAATGGACTTTTTAAAAGAAATAGTAAAAGAGATAGGAGATGAATATACGCAGATTGCGTCAGATATTGATGAGACTGAAAGATTCATTGATACAGGATCCTACATTTTTAATGGACTCATTAGTGGGTCTATTTTTGGCGGGGTTAGCAGCAATCGTATTACTGCCATTGCTGGTGAGTCGTCTACTGGTAAAACTTATTTCTCGCTTGCTGTTGTCAAAAACTTTTTGGACACTAACCCTGATGGGTATTGTCTCTATTTTGACACTGAGGCAGCAGTCAATAAAGGATTACTGGAGTCTCGTGGAATTGATACGACACGGTTGGTTGTTGTGAATGTCGTAACAATTGAGGAATTCCGAACCAAGGCACTGAAGGCAGTTGATATATACTTAAAGACAACTGAAGAGGATCGCAAACCTTGTATGTTTGTGTTAGACTCATTAGGTATGCTTTCAACAGAGAAAGAGATTAAGGATGCATTAGATGATAAACAAGTTCGTGACATGACCAAATCACAACTTGTTAAAGGTGCATTCCGTATGCTCACACTCAAACTTGGTCAAGCAAACATTCCATTAATAGTTACCAATCATACCTATGACGTTATCGGTTCTTACTTCCCTACAAAAGAAATGGGTGGAGGCAGCGGTCTCAAGTATGCAGCATCTACAATCATCTATCTCTCAAAGAAAAAAGAGAAGGACGGAAAAGATGTCATTGGAAATGTTATCAAAGCAAAGACTCATAAATCACGTTTAAGTAAGGAGAATAAAGAAGTTGAGATTAGACTTTATTACGACGAGCGTGGACTCGATAGATATTATGGGTTATTGGAACTGGGTGAGAAGCATGGAGTCTTCAAACGTAAGGGGAATCGAATTATTGTTGGTGAATCTTCCGTTTATCCTTCTGCTATTCTGGCCGATCCTGATAAGTATTTCACGGAAGAAGTGATGGAAAAACTTGAAGAAGCATCGAATGAAGAATTTAGTTACGGAGAGTGATTTTGTTGAGACCTATGATGACTTTCTTTCTGAGTCAACATGTTCTCAACTAATAAGTTTAGTAAATGAAGAGAATGAAAGAATCGAAAGAGATCACAGACCTAATTTTTATCAAAGAAATATAGGTAATCTGCCAGAATACACTGGTCTATATAAAAAATTTTCTGAGATAGGTATGAAGTATCTGACTGATATAGGATACTATGATGACATATTACCTCAGAAGTATGGATTTGAAGAGATGCGTGTTAAAAAATATGATGTTGGAGACTCATTTGACACTCATGTTGATGTATCTGATTATGCATCTGCAAGAAGATGGCTTGCCTTTCTTGTTTATCTCAATGATAATTTTACTGGAGGAGAAACAGAATTTGTTGACGGTAAAATGATTCATCCTAAAACTGGCACTGTTTTAGTTTTCCCAAGTCTATGGACATTTCCTCATGCTGGTCTACCAGTTAAATCAGGTACAAAATATATCTTGACTACTTATTTTCATTATATTTAAATGGATCGTATTGAAAAAGTTATCCTAAGAAACTTAGTTTATAACGAAGAATATCTCAGAAAAGTATTACCCTTTATTGAACCTGATTACTTCAATGACAGGAATGAGAGAGTTGTATTTGAACATATTACTAAATATGCTGCAGAGTACAATAGTTTGATAACAAAAGAAGTACTCCAGATTGAGATTGAAGACAGACGTGATATCACACAAGATGAAGTCAAGAATATATTTGGAACGATAAATGAACTGGAAGATATTGAATGTGACTTTGAATGGTTGAGTGACACAACAGAGAAATGGTGTCGAGACCGTGCTATCTATCTTGCATTGATGGAGTCAATCAAAATAGCAGATGGACAAGATGATAAAAAGAATCGAGATGCAATACCAACAATCCTATCAGATGCGTTATCTGTTTCCTTTAATCGCAATGTAGGCCACGATTACTTAGAGGACTATGAAGAACGATACGAACTTTACAACAGGAAAGAAAGTCGAATTCAATTCGACCTTGAATACTTTAATAAGATTACAAAGGGAGGTCTTCCAAACAAGACGCTCAATATTGCACTTGCAGGCACTGGGGTTGGTAAATCTCTGTTTATGTGTCATCATGCTAGTTCTGTTCTTTTAGAGGGAAAGAATGTTTTATACATAACTTTAGAGATGGCAGAAGAAAAGATTGCGGAAAGAATTGATGCAAATCTTTTAAACGTAAACATACAAGAGATTGTTGATTTACCGAAACCAATCTTTGAAGGCAAGGTAACTAATCTTGCAAAGAAGACTCAAGGGTCACTTATTATCAAAGAATATCCTACTGCTTCTGCACACTCAGGTCACTTCAAGGCCTTACTCAATGAATTAGCCTTGAAAAAATCATTCAAACCTGATATAATATACATAGATTATCTAAATATTTGTGCATCATCCCGATATTCTAAACTAGGCAATGTTAATTCGTATTCCTATATTAAAGCGATTGCGGAAGAGCTCCGTGGGCTTGCGGTTGAGGCTTGCGTACCTATCGTCTCCGCTACTCAGACGACTCGTTCTGGCTATGGTAGTAGTGATGTCGATCTTACTGATACAAGTGAATCCTTTGGTCTCCCAGCCACTGCTGATCTTATGTTTGCTCTTATATCTACTGAGGAACTGGAGACGCTAAATCAGATAATGGTTAAGCAATTAAAGAATAGATATAATGATCCAACTATCTACAAGAGATTTGTGATAGGTATTGATCGTGCAAAGATGAGACTATATGATTGTGAACAGAAAGCACAGGATGATATACTTGACAATGGACAAGAAGAAGATTATAATAAAGATGAAAAAGTGAACAAAAAATCCTTTGCGGAATTTAATTTTTAATGAAAAATACTAAAACTTCAATATTACCATTTAATCCAGTCACTACGGAAAAGAAGGCATTTGTAATTAAAATGACTCCACCTATGGCGAGATACATTTTAAAATTTCATAATGGTGATAATCGTCAGTTGAAAAAATCTCAAGTTACAAAAATAGATCAATCAGTAGAGGCACATGATTGGTTGTTTGATGGGCAACCCTGTTCATTCAACATAGAGGGAAACATCACTGAAAAACAACATGGATTAACTCATATCGCTAATAATCCTGATGATACTGCTGAGTATGATGTTGTAATTGTATTAGGTGTTGTTCTAGATGCTTTTTCAAAAGCAGCAGGTGCTAAACCTCGTCGTGCTCATGATGAAATTTGGAGAAAAGATAATTCTGTTCTCTCTTCGCAAACTGCTATTCTTGGTGATCTTTGCGAAAGAATGGGTAATAGACCTAAACTATCAATTAATAATGCAGTTGAAATATGGTTTAAGTGGAAAAAATACATTCAACAATCAGAAAATATATGTAATGAATTTTTAACACAAACACAAGATTTCTCTGGACAAACTAAAACAATAGGTGCTTGGGCAACTCTTTGTATAAAAGCTAAATGTGGTGAGGAGGTTAAAATTTTCCTTGATTTGCTGAAGGATGAAATGCTAGGTAAATCATCTACAAGGTTGACCTCAGATTTTATACAATACTGGGAAGAAAATACCCCTTACGAAAATAATGAAGGTAAACTTAAAGTAATGTATAGAATGTTATGTGTTGCTATGGATAGAATAATTGAAAAATCAAGTGGTGAAATTGGATTTAACATGACTCCAAGTAAATTACACTCAAAAAATCTTGGTGGAGTTTATCAAAAATTCCTCGCCTAATATTAATTTAATACTAATTATGTCTGGAGATTACGAAACACACAAAAACCAACAACCTCATGTAAGTTATGCAGGAAACAAAGTTGACTTGGATAAGTATGCTTTATTCGTGGATGGTGTCACATCCGATCCCAGTAAAGATTATCAATCTTTCCTTGAGAGTCTTAGTACCCTTGACGGAGAGGGTTCCAATATTCACAGGCTTCTTACTGCTGCTGTTGGAATTAGTGCTGAAGGTGGTGAATTTATGGAGATCGTTAAGAAAATGGTTTTCCAAGGTAAGCCTTGGAACGACGATAATAGAGAACATCTTATTATTGAGTTGGGTGACGTTATGTGGTACGTGATGCAAGCTTGTGCTGCATTAGACGTTCCAATCGAAGAAGTTGTTGCAGGAAACGTAGAAAAATTAAAGAAAAGATATCCTGGTGGAGAGTTTGATGTATACAAATCAGAGAATCGGGCAGCAGACGATAGATAATAAAGAAAACCTTAAGTTTATAATATACTATACCCCCCTATGGATTATGAGTTAGAATTAAAAAATGAACAATTGGAGAATATGATTCATGTATATGAGGAGCATATCAATGCTCTTGA